AAGCGATTCTTCTAGTTCTTCTCGTTCATTCATCGTTATTCCTTTGCTCCTCAAAATAAGCCGCTTTTTGTTCATCGGTCATCCAATAAACGACTTCCCCCTCATCATCGAGTCCACACTCGATTTTGCCTTCAGAAACAAGCATCCAGAGAGTTTTTTCCAGTTCTTCGTTGATGTCTTCCATGTTAGTTGAATCGGGTGCGGGTTTCGTCGTAAAGGAACACGCCGCAGTCTACGGCGGCTTCAAGGTTAGGCTCTTCGTTATCGAAGAAGTAAGTGCGGAACTTGAGAGAAAGCTCTCGAAGAAGCTCTGCTTTGTAGGCGGAGACTTCCAACCCCTTATCTCCCACACAGTAAACTTGCTGAGCGGTTACACCGTATTGAGAGAGAAGGCTCATAATCGTCTGAGCAACAATCGACTGGCGAGCGGTCAGAATGTAGACTTCGTGACCCTCATTAGCGACCGTGCGAGCGAAATCGAGAAGAGGAAGCGGCTTGCTCTCAAGAGCGAGCTTTTCGCAATCGTTGAACTCGATAAAGGCATCAAGCCCTTCCGCCTCTTCGTGAATCACGGCAGAGGTTTCAAAGAGGGTTCCGTCAAGGTCGAACACGAATGCTTTAGCTTCTTCTTTCATGTGGGTCATTATACCAGACTCAGGCGGTCTGGTCAAGAGATTTTTGGAGATTCTGGCGAATTTTCCGCCGAACATAGCGGGAGTCCTTCGGCTTCGCCTTGCGCGGGGACACGCGCCACAGGTTGCAGCAGGTGCAGCCGAAGCCACCGATACCGTGACGGGTGCGGAGTGCCTTGTCGTTCGTAAGGTCGAATCCGTTGTTCTTCATGCGTGTATTATACCACACTATCAGGGGATTGCAAGCCTTTCGAGGAGGAAATACAAAAGTTTTTTTGCGTGACCTCCTAAGTCCTTGCTATGCATGGGTTTACGACGGGACGGAGGCCCCCGCCAAAGGGGGGCTAGACCCTCAAACTCGGGCGCTATTGGCCGATTCAGTTCCAGTCGTCGTAGCTGTAGGAGTCGTCATCTCCCCAGCCAGCCGAGGTGAAAGCGGACTCGTCATCCCCATCGTTGCAATCGGGTTCTTGCGAGAAGGACACGCCCTTGTCGCAGGTGCAGGCGACTTTATCGCCGTAGTCGTCGTAATCGTACCCCGTATCGTTGCAGCGGTTGCACTCGAAAGGGGTCCAGTTCTGGGAAGCCTCGAAGGTTTCGAGGTAACGGAAATCGCCTTCGTACTGGCTAAAAGTGTTGTCGTTCATCATGCGTGTATTATACCAGAGGTTAGTGAGGTTGTCCAGTCTATTCTTCGGAATCTTCCGAAAAAATATCATCCTGGCAGGACTGGCACATCCCCGAAATCTTGTATTCGGCCAGGGAGAGCGCATCGCGCCAGTAGCCACCATCGCCAGGGTAGGCGTCATGGGCAGGGATGCCCTCTTGGTCACAGGTGACGCACCATCCCCGCTCGATGCACTCGACACGGTTGGAGCCAGTAAGGTTGAAGGAGACGTCGAGCACGGGCGCTTTGTCGGTTGCTTTCATGGGTGTATTATACCACATCCTCGCAGGATTGCAAGCCTTTCGAGGAGGAAATAAAAAGTTTTTTTGCTTGACCTTGTAAGTTCTTGCTATTCATGGGTTTACGGCGAGCGGGTGGCCCCCCGCAAGGGGGCGCGTCAAGCAGAAAACCCCAATTCTTGAAGGTCTTTTTCAATTTCTTCGGCGCAAGGCTTACAGCAGTCCGTGTAGCCGTTACGGGCTTTCTCGGTCACGGAAAGGTTTTGTTCGCACACTTGGCAGGTGAACCACGTTTGCGCGAGCTTGGTTTGGTCTGCCAGCCACTCGGAGTAGTGTAGGTCGTTGTAACTCATTATTCGTTAGAGGTATCCTCTTGCCGTTGAAGAATAGGGTGAAGTCGGTTAGAATACTCCAACTTACCATAGTAGTAGTCGTAGTTATTCATAACTCGGATTCGAGCATCCGTAAGCGTACGAACGTCTTGAATGTTCAGGTAGATTCGATTAGGACCCATCGAGGGGGATGGACACCTGATAAGCTCGCTCGCGGTCTTTGCGTTCCGCGATGACGATTTCGCCTACCATGTAAATGCTTTCGAGAGGAGCGGTATTCATGTCGTTTTTCATGCGTGTATTATACCAGATGGGAGAGGGTTTGTCCAGAGGAAACTTGAGAAAGTTAGAGGATGGGACGCTCTTCGACCTCAACCTCAGCGTTAGGCCATTCAGCCATAAGCTCAGCCTGACGGACAAGCGCGGTCGCCTTAGCGGCGTGGAGACTGTCCAGAACCTCCTCAGAGGAGCTAAGGGAGATGAGGACGACGAACACGGTGAGAGGGGTGTCTTTCATGGGTGTATTATACCAGAGGGAAGAGGGTTTGTCCAGAGAAAACTACAGAAAAGCTGCGAGTTGGTACAGAAACAGAATCGCCAAGCCAAGACCGATGAGTTCGAGGACTTCGAGGAGGAGCTTCGTTTTCTTCATGTGTGTATTATACCACACTTCCGAGAGAATGCAAGCCTTTCAAGGAGGAAATAAAAAAGTTTTTTTGCATGACCTTGTAAGTTCTTGCTATTCATTAGGTTTACGGTCTCGCCGGGGGCCGCCGTCAAGAAAATTTTGGATTTTTTTCTAGCGGTCTTGCTCGCCTTGTGAGGCGGCTACGCACAAGGACCAAGCGACGAACGCTAGGCCAGCGCAGATGATTCCGAGAGCAACTAGCATCCTGCGTAGGCGCTCTGGCGTTAGCTCGCCAGGGGCTTTCATCAGGCTACCGTTGTGGTTGCCGTAGTGCTTGCCGCACTTCATGCGAGGAAGCGACTGGCGAAGGCTGATGTAATGCTCCAGCAGGAGCCAGGACGAGCTTGTTCTCGCTCGGAAGCGCCTTGTAGGTGAGGGCGAAGAGGGAACCGATGAGGTGAGAGTAGACGTTGATGATGTCGTTTTTCATGTGTGTATTATACCACGGGTTAGAGAGTTTTGTCCAGAGGAAACTTGGATTTTTTCAAAAAGAGGGGAGCATCCGAATAAGCTCCGCAGCGCGCAGCGCAATCGTAGCGCATACCGTCAGGGCGAGAGCGAGGACATCCGAGAACATAACCGTAAGAACGCCCAACAAGACCCATTTGATGATTTTTCCGTTTTTCTTCATGCGTACATTATACCACGTTCTTATAGGATTGCAAGCACTTTTTGAAGAAATATGTCCTCCTAACCCCCTGGGGGGTAGGCACTTACGTCACCGGAGAATTTCGCGTTTTTTGGTACCATAGACGCAGCGGTTTGCGTATTACTTCCCGAAGGTTCATCTTTGTAAGGGACTCCTAAAAACAAACAAACTCTAAAATAAAAAAATAACTCATGGGACTCCTAAATAACTACATGGAATCTTCAGTAAAAGAGCTACTAGCTGAAAAAGCTAAAGGCAAAAAATGCGAAGAAGATGAAAAAGTCTTCGCACTGCCGGGAGTGGGACTGCTAAATAATATGAGGTTTTATTTATGTCAGATATAGGAAGAATATGGGATGGTTATTGCACACTAACCGTTCAAGCAATTATAAGCATTTATGAGAAAGAGATACCGGGCAATCCTGGAAGCCCTCCAGCTAAAACATGGAGAGTAAACATTAGGCTCATAGCTATAACAAGATGCGAAGAAAAAGAAGGCTGGAAAGGTAGTCGGGTTAGAATGGCGAATGAGGTGACAGACAAGACCGCGCAGGCGACTATAGCGAAGCGTACAATATGCTCGATGTGCGATACCTCTTGTGGAGAGGAGACTATAGGAGTGTGGAACCTAAGTGATAAGGGAAGCGGCAATCTTCCAGCAAGATTTCGTAGGCTAAGAAATTCTTTAAACGGACAGTGTTTTGAGGAGGGCGGCGAGCCTTTAGGAAGTGAAAGTTTACGGAATAGAATTGGTCCCGATAACCGCAGAGGAGAGGATGTTATTCAAGATATAGGTGGTGCGCTTGAAGAACTTATGGGAGATGCGACTATAGCGAGTGTAATACCTGACTGTGATTCTAGTTCTTGTGCCTGTGGTGATGAAGACCCCCCCGCAAGTTTTTGGACTTGCAAACACAACATTCCCAAGCATAGTGGACTAAATAATAAATAAGGAGAAAACCCCAATGCCCATTCAACCTATTTCTGCCATCCCTGCAACCAACCCTTCCTTTCAGTATTCTGCTTCTTCAACAAGTGGAGCAGATTATATTGCACACTATCAGTACCTTAATGGTACTTGGCAACGCAAGTGGGTGTATGGCTCTGTACCCACTGGAACCTCTGGTCCTCCTACAATGTCTTACAGCTACATTGAGTTGTACTTATCAGTATCCGTTTGATACCTCTCTACTAGAAGATATTCAGTTGTCGGGTACGGGTCCATATATTATCAAACATAACGTCGATTATGATTCCGATAGCTCGGCAGGTGGGTTCGGTACGTCAGGAATATTTTACACTAGCCAAGCCGGGGTTGTATTAACCTTGGCTCCTTCGGGAACGACATCTGCTGATGTTAGTGGTAGCTGTACTAAAACATTCACATTGAGAACTGCCTTACAGCAAGGTGGTTATAATGAGTCGTTAGATACTAGTGGAAGCCTTGGCCCGTACTTCACGCAAGATGTTGTTGGAGCAGCAAAAAGGCTATGTAGAGACTTCAGAGTTGACCTACTTGACATTTAAAAAGTAGGCGTAGTGTTAAAATGAGCTACCCCTCCTGCACCTGCGTTTATAAGAATGGAATCTACATTTAAAGAAGCTCTTATGGAAGCTCTGAAGAAAAAGAGCAAGAAGAGAATGAAGAAGTCCTCTCGTTGTTGGGCGGGGTACAAGCCAACTCCAGGAAAGGAACCCTTCTCGAAAGGTTCCTGTATGCCCGAAGCGAAGACTCCTGCATGGCAGAGAAAGGCTGGAAAGAGTGAAGAAGGTGGATTAAATGATGCTGGTATTAAATCCTATCGTGCTGCCAACCCTGGTTCCAAGCTCAAGAAAGCAGTAACAACCAAACCAAGCAAAACTCAAAAAAGGTTCAAAATCTGCTAAGCGCCGCAAAATCATTTTTGCTCGCGTATGGGCGGCATGAAGAAGCGTCTCACTTCCAAGAAAACTGCGAGCGACCCGAACAGCCGTATCAATAAGGCACTCAGAAAGTGGAATTGTTAAATGGTTTCCTATCCCCCGTCTTTTGTTGATGAATACTCCTATTCGATGCCAGCATACACCTCTGGCCTTTCTGCTACTTTTAATGTAGTAGGAACCTCAGCAATTTTTGACGGGTTGAGTGCTGTAGAAGGTCACTCATATGCCATTTTCGGATGGCAAGCAGTTTTCGATACAGCAAGCGATAATGACAAAGGGCATCTCATTCTTAAACTTACCTGTAATCTTGGAACTTGTGCGGGATTAATGCATTGTTCAGATGACGATAATACGGTAGTGATGTTGCCTCAACCGTTGCGCCTGCCTTCTGGGTCTGGAGTATATCGAGTGACGGTTGCAAATAAACTAAAATCAGGAACTAGCATTCATCTCAATGTTTTCTATGCTCTGGTTCCTGACCGCTAAGCAGGGAGAAAGAGTTACGTAGAGCATACCTCAACGCTCGGCCATGTATGCTTCGTCGTAACGGTCAATCATAGCGTTTCAAAACTGTAAGTGCTTGTTTGATACAGTCGTCCATATCAAGATACTTATAAGTGCCTAAGCGTCCTAAGAAAAGAACATTATTCTTTGGAAGCTCCTTATACTTGTTATAGACCTCCTGGGACTCAAAAGGCTTTGGATAAAACCTCTCAGTAGTTGGATTATTCAAGCTAAACTCCTCTGGAAATTCGCGTGTAAACACACTCTTCTTTACATCTTGGTCATACCAGTGAGTAATGGTCTACGGTGCGGGTATGTTTAACGGATTTATTGCATTCGTTGAGTTGCACCCAATGAGTTCTCTGGTACTTCGAAGATTTCAAACCTGAGCGAACGGTATGTTAGAGGACCGTAACAATAATCGTAATACTGGTCAATGGAGCCCGTGTAAATCAGAAGGTCATAGGGATATTTCTTCCATTCATCTGGGTCGCAGCCGAGGTGTACCTCGCAACCGTCAAACATGTTTGTGATAAACTGCGTATAACCCCCAATAGGAACGCCTTGGAACTCATCGGTGTGATAGTAGGGGTTGCGGTCATTTCGCTTCTTCGGAACGCGACCGCTGATACTCTTAGGGAGTTTATCAAATGGGATGCCCCAATGTTTCTCACTGTAATCTACGAACAGTTGTTCTAGAATCTCCTCCGAAGACCAAGCCCCCACAATATCTTGACTGACAAGGTTGTAGGGGATTGGAATTACTTTATCATTACGAAGTCTGGCGATTGCGGTATGCTTGAAGTTGTTAAAGGCTGCATACTTGTTTACGAAGTCCCACACATACTGTTGGTCGGTGTGGAATGCATGAGGTCCGTAGTTGTGAACCTGAATGCCTTTAATGCTCGAATCAAAGCAGTTACCTGCAATGTGAGGTCGGCATTCAAATACTTGAATGTCGTGTCCTTTCTCCTTCAAGGTTGCTGCCGCCGTAGCAGCAGCCAACCCAGCCCCTACGATTGTAACTTTCATAGCGTATACATGAAAGAGCTGAAGTGTTCAAACAGAAAGTCTTCAACTAGTTCGTCCCTTCCATTGTGGTTATACATTCCTAGCGAGTTATCCCACATGTCTAGGATTTGTTTGTAAAAGCTTCGGGGATACTTATGCAGAACAGCCCTAGACGCGATGAACATCCCCCCTGCACCAAAGTAGTATTCAAAATCTTCGGGCAGGTTAGGGAATAGAATCTTACGCGCCTTCATGAGATGCTCAGTCATCTCAAAAGATTGCATGTGGTTTTTGCCGTGAACCGGAGCCCCAAGACTACAGTATTCGTGAGGTCTTAGATTGTTCTCCAACATCATCACGGCAGCGTATCCATTCTTAGGGTCGCTAAAATATCTCGCCCTGTTAGGGTTATACAGTACCTGTGTTAGATGTTCTAATGCACCAGCCTGAAGAAACGCAGTATGCTCGTCTAGGTTGTGATAATTATGGTAGATGTGGGAGTAGAACGTATACTGCTCTCTTCCGATGTTCGGGGTGTTTTACAATCTCCACATTCTCGCCTTTTCGAGGCGGTTCTAGTTTTTCTCCTTTATTGTAGATAAGTACGGGGAAATGCGCGGAGGGCATCCAACCCACCCAAGAAACATCCTCGTTATACCTAGCAATTACGAGTTTAAGGTCAAGCTTGTATTTTTGCATTACATATAATCGTCTTAAACAACTCTGAAAGGGTCATAGTTCACATACTCCTCCAACACAATCCTCAACGGCTCCCGCCTGTTCCTCGTAAACGCCTTCCCTCATCATCTTGTCGATGTTAATCGCCGTCCAATCAACAGCCGTCAAAGGCTCGTTCCCGCGAGACCCTGCACGGTAGAAGGTAAAGCCCTTAAGTTCGCTCGCGTACTCTGCAAGCTGGTCTTTCACTTCTTGGGTTGCTTGATAGTCACTGGGAAGATTGCATGTCTTTGAGACAGCCGAGTCAATGTAAGATTGTACCACTGCTTGCACTTTGATGTGTTCTTCGGGGGTGACATCGTAGGCTCCGACGACATGGCTGATGTCTCGTCCTCGTTCGTAGAGGTCTTTGAAAAGGGAGTCCACGACAAAAGTTTCGTTCCATACCCCATCAGTACCAGTACGCCAACGCCGCTTATACACAGGAGCGAAAATAGGCTCAATACCAGTAGATGTGCCAAGGACCATACTAATCGTCCCGGTAGGAGCAACAGTGAGTAGCACAGCGTTACGAAGTCCTTTACTTCGAATTTCGTTTCGGATTCGGGAGGGGAGGGTTTTGAAGAACTTTTCATCTTTTAGCTTATCCCAATCATAGGCAGGGAAGGAACCTTTTTTCAGCAGCAATCGCACAGGAAGCCTTGTACGCTTCGTTTCTAAAAGTAGCGCAAACACGGTCAAGGAATTCCAGACAGCTTTCCGAGCCGTAGCGATACCCTGCTTTGATAAGGAATAGTGAAGACCCGTCAGTCCAAGTCCAACACGACGAGAACGGAAACCAGCATCACGACACTCATTAATCGGGAAATGGTTTACTGTTAGAATATTATCTAGATAACGAACACCTAGTACGAATTGTACGAGCAAACTTCTTCCAATCAATTTCTCCGTTATCATCTACCATATTCGCAAGGTTTACATGTCCAAGGCAGCAGTTGCCGTAATTGGGAAGAACCTCTTCACCACAAGGGTTGGTGGATGGCATATACTCGAAGTACGATACATTGGTGTACTCGTTGGCAAAGTCGATGTTGAAGATTCCAGGCTCTCCCGATTCAATTGCGTTCTCAACTAGACGACCCCATAGTTCCTTGGCACGAATTTCAATCTTACGAGCGTTCTCGAACTTGTCTACCCAATGCTTCTTGTGGAACATATCCGCACGACCAAGAGCGTCTTCCTCATCAAGAGCAACGACCTTTACAGTATCGTTACCCTCCTCAGAGATACGGTCTACTTCGTACTGATAATACTTCTGGTGACGCCCACCCCAAGTAAAATACCACTCCTCATCATTTTCCACGGCGCGAAGGAATCGCTTTGTAATTGCTACCGAAACATTGAAATTGTTTAGCTCATGAAGGTCAAGCTTCACATCAAGGAACTCTAGAAGGTCAGGATGAGTGATATTGAGAATTGCCATCAGAGCAGTACGACGATTCTTGCCCGCACGTACATGATTGCCAATCTCGTTAATCATACGCATCACAGAAATTGAACCGGGCGCGCTATTGCGAATATTTCCGATGTCGTTTCCTTTAGGACGAATGTTACTAAAATTGAACCCGATTCCCCCGCCACCGCAGGAAATCTTATACATATCAGCAATCGTCTTACCAATACTCTCTACGGAATCTTCAGGGTCAAGAACATAGCAGTTCAGAAGATTTTGATGAGTTCTTCCAGAACCGAAAAGAATGCGACCTCCAGGACAGAAATCTCCAGAACGAATGGCATCGTAAAACTTCTTTTCTACGGCAACCCGTTTTTCATCACTTTCCGCGCCAGCAGCGTGAGAGGCTGCTCGCTTTGCACATTCTTTCCACGACTTCTCACCGGGGAAAGCATATTTTTCCATAAAGATTTGGTGTCCAAGACCAATAGGTTCAAAATTATTCATGAGATTATCTAGTTCGGATAGCGACTCGAAAAAATTAGGCGGTTGACCCGCCTGCTCTACATAATAGTCGAGAAAGTGTCTACATTCGCATCCTTTCTCACTATTATATTATACCATGTGGAAAACAATTCTAGAAAAAATTCAAAGTGGTATCCTGGCTTACTGGAGTCAGGTTACTTGGTTCGTTCTTGGCGTTCTTCTTGGAACGATGCTTCTTGGCGGTCTTGTTTCGTGTACGTCCGCTGAGCAGAGTGGCTCTTCAGCACTTACCGCTGCTGAGTAGTTTTATCTCAATCTTTTTAATAAGCCGTGATGGGATTTTTCCTGTCATGGCTTTTTTTGTTTTTGTGGCTATATAAAATAGGAGCGCGAGTGCAGGGCAGGAGCGCCGCCAGCATGAACTTCGTAGAACAAAATAAGATAGTCGGGCATTTAACAATTGTTAAACGAGATAGCCGAACTAAAAAAGAAGAGGTCGTATACGACGATTCAAACGTCATTTGCGGCGGCATGGGTAGAAGCATAGCTCAGTTCATGTCGCTTACAGGATGTGATTTAAACGAATGTGGTGTAGACATTCCTGGGGGTGAGGCGTGTGACCTCATACATTACCAGATTTCAAAATACCAAGTTGGTATTGGCGCTTCTGGAACAACAGCTACGTCCTCCGTGGTAGGTCTCGTTTCTCCTTTATCGTATGAGGATTATGGAGGCGGTTTAAAAAGCGTAAAGCTCTCTAAAGCCGATTTATACTCCGACTCAGATGTAAAAATTTCTGAGGACGAAACCTTCGGTGTCCTTGAAAGAGTAGGAAAAAGCACCTCATCTATTACGCATATATGGCTTATGGATGAGGAGACAGGGAACGGCCAGCGAATTGATGAGGCTGGTTTGTTTGTTGAAAATCCCTATCTAAAAAAGAAGCAGTCCTTTTAGCGATTTTTCGCGGGTTCGAATTTCGTTGTTAGGAGACCCTTATCAAGACCAGACGGTTATTGAACTCAAAGAGGAGTTTAGTCCTGGGCATATTCTATGCGCTTATAAGCAGTTCACTCCTATCTATAAGGAAACCTACTTCAGTCTTCTCTTTCGTTGGAAGATTACATTTCTGTAAAGTATTCTTTCGGTTTGCCTGTCCCGAACGCAAATCCCTTTGGGGTTGGGAGGAGGCCAAGGAAGGTTTTTAGGGTCTTTCACAAATAGATAACAACAACCTTCAATTTCAGTCTGTACAACTTCACAATCTTCGCGAAATGTAAGTGGAAGCCCTTCAAACGGAAATCCATTCCCCGGAACTACACGCACAATCCAACTTCCTTTCTCCCAATGAACAGGAGCATACGAACGAATCAAATACGGAGCATCATACCAATCCCCAGATAGTGTAGAAGTTTCGATTAGAAGAGTCTTGCATGGTAGTATATAATAGTGCTTATGCAGAAGAAAATATTGTCTGTTTTTGGAGATGAATCCTTTCCTCGTACAGGTCTTGGCGGCTTGCCTACAAAACGACAGGTTGCGACAGACAATATTATGATGTTCTTTAAGAGTCTTGCACCAGACTTAGTATACATTGTTCCAAGGAACGGAACTTGTGCTTATGCAGCCGCAGTGTGCAAGATGATGAATATCCCATACATCTTAGTCTGTCCGTATCCTGGATATTTTGAAAATCTAAAGATAACTGACGCAAAGCTTTTATCTCGGGTAATAGATTCTGCTAAAACTCTTATTATTCTAAACGAGACTCCGATTGATAAAAACCAAGCAATAAAGGAATCAAATCAGTTCCTATCAAATGTCGGAGCGTTTATGGTCTTTTTATATGATTCAGAAGGAGACCCAATGTTTCAAGAGTTTATGGACAAACAATGTGAGAAGTATTTTGATTCAAGGGTTCTGATGGAGTTAGCGTACAACGAGCGGCAAGTGTTTAGATAGAATTTTTTGCCACGTTGGAATTGCATCGAAAAATTCTTTCGGGTAGCGCCCTGGGGATTCATGCCGAATTGGTAACGCGATGGTGCGGTTTTTAAACTTCTTAATGTGGGCTTGTACTGTATAAAAGAAATCGTACCAATCCCAATTGCATCCAGGTTCAAGTGCTTTTGGTTTTGCAATCTTAATTGAGTTTAGAACTTTTCCCGTAGTTGCAAGGAATAATCCGTCGAGTGCAATTACTGGTCCTACATGTCCGAAATGACTGTAAAACATGTTGTGGGCTGAATCCCCATGATAGCAGCCTCCATGTCCGCTTTGATTGTTCACCGCACATTGAAACCAACCAATATGCTTGTCGATGATTGAAGACCCTGCAACTCCAAGGAATCCAGTTTCGGGGTCAGCGAGGTGTTTACCGATAAGCATATTGAAATCTTCTTTCTGTAGAAGAATCTCAATATCATCATGGCATAGAATTACTGCGTCTTCGTCTTGAACATCAAACTCTTTAACTCCTTTTCTGTGAGCAGCCCAAATTGAACTCTCATTTTCCATGAACTTTACCTGCCAACCAGCCTCGGTAAAATACTTTTCAAGTCGTGCTACAGTCAGCTTGGAATCGCGTCTATTCTTTCTCGGTCGTGCGAGTTGCGATAATTACGTAGTAGTTCATGCTATATAATAGCGTGGACAGACAAGAAATTTTATCAGAGTTGGATAAATGTTCTAAAGACCCAGCTCATTTTATCAAAACTTACGTAAAGGTAATTCATCCTGTAAAGGGAGTTATGCCGTTCGATTTGTTTCCTTTTCAGGAACGAATGATTGGCGAGATTCACGGTAACAGATTTACCCTTGTAAAAAAATTCCGACAGGCGGGAATTACAACTCTTGCAGCAGCGTATTCATTGTGGACTGTTATTTTCAACGACCATAAGAACGTCATGGTAGTATCTATTGGCGACCGCGAATCAAGAGCCTTTCTAGCGCGTGTAGTAGCCATGTACGAGGACTTACCTGCATGGATGAAGCCCAAGGTCTTGGAACAGAACAAGCACGTTCTGAGGCTTTCTACGGGCTCTCAGGTGAAGTCTCAGCCCGCAGGTGCTGGTCGTGGTGAATCGGTATCTCTGCTTATTGTAGATGAGGCTGCTTTCGTAGAGAAGATGCGTGAGTTCTGGATGGCAATCTACCCTACGATTTCGACTGGTGGTGCTGCGTGTATCATCTCCACAGTGAATGGTATGAGTAATCTGTACTACGAGCTGTATCAAGGCGCGTTAAAAGGAGAAAACTAAATTCCATATCGTAGATATTGAATGGCAAGAACATCCGTGGTATACTCCTGAGTGGTATGAAGAAACTCGTCCGAACATGAGCGACAAACGCGTGGCTTCAGGAATACGAATGTGAGTTCCTTGGAACGGGAGATACTTTCATTGACCGAAACACGCTTGGAATTATGCGAGAAACAACTTCCGACGATTGGGATTCCAGATACACTCACAGAATGCCGTGTGTGGGAGGAGCCTATGCCGTATTACAATTATCTAATTGCGGTTGATGCTTCGTACGGTCGTGAGCGAGACCATTCTGCATTCCATATTATAAATCTATATAATGGTCAACAGGTAGCAGAGTTTTACTCAAACGTAACTCCTTTAAGTAAGTTTGCTGAGATTATATGTAAAGAAGGCTATGCGTACAACACCGCTTATGTACAAGTTGAGCGTAATGGTTTGGGTCTGGCATTGATTGAGCAGTTATGGGAAACTCTAGAATACGATAACTTAGTAATGGACGAGAAAGGCGAGTTTGGTCTTATGCTCACCACAAAGACTCGGGAAGTCGTGTTGGCAGATTTAGAGGATTGTCTGCGTAAAGGACGAATCAAAATTAATTCTGAGCGAACTGTAAATGAATTACTAACTTTTGTTATTGACGAAAAAACTGGTAAAGTTCAAGCAGACGAAGGCTATAATGATGATTTAGTAATGAGTCTTGCTCTTGCTGCTCATACTATGGATGATTTGTATAGAGGAAGTCCTGAACCTCTATCCTCTGAGGATATCAATAACAATTCAGCACCAATGCCTGTTATTAGTACTAAATACTCACAGGACGAAGATATTAGAGATTACCACAAATGGCTGAACAAATAAATGAAGATATGGGCTCGACAGAGTTCCCGTCCACAAATACCTACGGAGATGATACCCCTGGTTATCGCGGTAGATTCTCTGCGTTTTTCCAAAAGTTTTTTGGAGAAAAACGCAGAGGTCGTCCGTTACAACAACAACCATTAGCGGGAGATGCGAAGTCGGCTGCAATAGAAACACCGGAAGATTATTCAGGGGGGTATGGTAAATCTCAAGGTGCTCATGCTATGCCTCGCGTTGAAAGCGAGCGAAGACGGCGCTATGCTGATTATGAGCGAATGGACCAGGAATCCGAGGTCGGCGCTGCATTGGATATTTATGCTGATGACGCTACTCAGGAAAATACCCGCGAAGAACTCTTTGAACTGAACACCGACAACAGCCTGGTGAAAGACGAAGTAAATCGTTTCATCAAGCAATCGCGATTGGACAAGTGCATTTGGGATATTGTTCGAAATGTTGCAAAGTACGGGGATTGTTTTGTTGAAAATGTTGTAGACCTTAATAACATTGGAAAAGGAATTCAACGCCTTAAGGTACTTAATCCAAACTTTATTTACCGCGTTGAAGATAAGTATGGATACCTGAAAGAGTTCTTACAAGAGATTCCAGACAAGAGAGCTTCGGGCACAGACTACTCTCAGTCCTTCCTTCCTGATAAAAAGAAGAAGAACATTATAAAACTCAACAAGGACCAAATTGTCCACTTCCGTAGAATGACCTCGGATGCAAATTTCTACCCCTACGGAAAAGGTGTTCTTGCTTATGGTGTTCGTGTTTTCAAATCATTGATGCTAATGGAAGATGCGATGCTTGTGTACCGCATCCAACGCGCTCCTGAAAGACGCGCTTTCTATCTGGAAACAGGAAACCTTCCACAATCAAAGGTAGAAGCCTTCGTTGAACGAATCAAAGCTAAATTTAAGAAGCAGCCTATGTGGAATCCAGGGTCGAATACAATCGACCATCAGTACAACCCCCTTGCCGTAGATGAGGATTTCTTCATTCCTATTCGAAACGGTCAAGGTACAAGAGTTGAAGTTCTTCCTGGTGCTCAAAACCTTGGCGAGACTGAGGATGTTAAGTATTTCCGTGATAAGCTTCTTGCCGCTCTAAAAGTTCCGAAAGACTTTATTGTTGAAAAAGATAAGTCTCCCGAGAGAAAGGCTAATCTATCTCAACTAGACGTTAAGTTTGCAAAAGCTGTTCAGCGCTTGCAGCGCGATGTCGAGGCTGGACTAAATGTACTTCTACGTCGGCACCTTACCTTAGTTGGTCTTCCAAAAAGCTTGATTGATTCGGTTGACATAAAACTCACTTCACCGTCCGATATGTTTATGAAGCGGCGTTTGGAAGTGGATGAGCAGAAAGTTCGAATCGTACAAGCCGTAAAAGGTTTAATGCTTTTCGATGATGAGTACCTCTACAAGGAGTACTTCTCAATGACTGATGCCGAGATTGACGATATGAAGTCGCGGGTCGAGAAGCAAAAAGAAAAGGATGGCCAGGCGGGCGGAATGCCGGGAATGCCAGGAATGCCAGCGCCTCCAGGAGCGCCTGGAGAACCCCCTCCAGAGGGTGAAGGTCCACCAGAGGGCGAAGGTCCTCCTCCAGAATAACCGAAATAATTTTTTAATTTTTTAAAAACTGCCAAATAGGTATCCTACATAAAGATACCTAGGCTTATTATATATTATGATTACATCTACATTTTTTGGTCGTGACCAGTCCATTGCAAAAGTAAACCTATCCATGAACTATCTTAGTCGAATTGTTCGTGAGAATATGGTTCTTTTTGATTTCGATGCGAAGAACGATAAAGCATCTTTTCTTACAGAGAGCAATCTTATTGTAGACTGCACGATTATAGAGACCGCAGTCGGTGTCTGCTTACAGAATATTCAGGTAAACGAGGCAAATAACCTGTACTCGAATCAAAGTGTAGATACTAGAGTAAATGAGTCCAATTCATTCATTTATTGGAAGTCTTCGTGATGATGAGTATTCGGACGCAGAAAATAATTTTTCTACTATTCTTAAATCATTTCAAAGCCGTAGTCGAATTAGTGAGGTTCGTGCTAAACTAGAAAGACGCGCCTTATCATTTACCGATAACCAGAATATTTTAGAGACGGCTGAGTATACAAAGCTTGGCGAGATTCGTGAGAAAGCAGTAGAGTATCTTAAAGAAAATAAAGATACTCTTCTTTCTTTTGAAGAGATTTCAAACTCACTAAAGCTTGCCAACGCTCTTGGTAAGGCATTTAATGTTCCTCGTAAAACTTGGGAAGAAGTTGTTTCTGAAGGCGAACTTAAAGTTCCTTTTGATACCCAAAAAACAGTATTCGAAATGGTTTGCTCTCAAGAGTTAATTCGTTCCGAGCTTAGCGAATCAAAAGAAAACTTCTCTCGGTCTTGGATAAAGAACGAAAAGATTGCTGCTCTTGCTTCGTGCATTTACAATGACGATGATACTGTTTTAGAGGCTCTTCGGTCGGCTATCACGGCTGTACCCTATCTAGCTCTCGCTTCTAAGTCCGACATTAAAACAGTTTTCGCCTCGATTTACGAAGCCTCAGATGTTGCCAATATTTCTCAGAAAGATATTCGTGAGTATGTTGCCCGTATCTTTGAATTTAAGAAGCCTATTAAACAAGAGATTCTTGGCGAGTTAAACGAGTCGTACGGTATTAACGTTCAGAATATGAAGTTTGTTCCGACCTTCTCAAATCTTGCCAAAGCACAGTCTGTTCTCTTCGAGGCATTGGCATCGACTTGTGAAAAAGAAAGCGTTGTTCGTGATGTGTTTGAGGCTTTCTCCAAGTGTCTGCGAAAGAAAGGCGGCATTCAAGCACTAGATGTTAATGATTTCATCTTCGGTCTCTTTGATGATGCGGAAGTAATGTCGGAAGGTGTTCTTTTCCGCGAAATAGACTTAGATAGTCTGGTCGAGTCGCTCTTTGAAGCAAAGGAAATGCCAAAGAAAGATATGAAGAAAGAGGAAGAGCCGATGGAAGACGAGGAGCCTGAGATGGAGAAAGGGGGTAAAAAAGCCTCGAAGCCTATGGGCAAGAAGAAAAAGAAGGTTGAGAAAGGTGAGGAGGATATGAATGCCCGCGCCGACGAGAGTGCCGAAGAAGAGGAAGACCTTGATAGCCCTGAAGGAGGGCTTGGTTTAGGTGCCGACGAAATGACTGACCTTATGCAAGAGCTTGAGACCCTTTTCAAGGATATTGATTGGGATGCCCTTGCCGAAGAAGAGGAAGAGGAAGGTGAAGAGGAGTTCGAAACTGCCCCTCAACCTGAGCAGGCTTAGTCCTCCATGTAACCCTGCTTTAGCCAAGTAATGTTGTAAAATACAAACCTACCATAAATTGTAAATAGAAGACTAATAATCTGATATAAATCTTTAATCGACTCTTCTGAGATATTGGAAGAGTCGATTATTTTTTGAATTCTGTCTCGTACAAATCTAAGGTCTTCAGCATCTTCGGGTCTAAGTTTACTTAATGCCTTTATATATTCTTCTTTATTCTTAATCATTGTATTGTAATCTTTAAGGATTTATAGGCTCTGCGTCTCGCCGCAGCATGTTCTTTTAGGTACGGTACTTGGTCCGCGAAATCGTATATATATACTTTGCTTTTGCTTTCGTGAATACGCAGCGCTCTTCCAAGTGCTTGGAGCGTAGCAATCTCAGACTTAAGGCCGCGTGCATTGATAAGATGCGTAATCTCTGGGATGTCTACACCAGTCTGTAGAATCTTAGTGCCAATCAATACTGAGCGTTGCTCATTCTTAAAGGCTTTAATCACTCCTTTTCGGTGTGTTAAATCATCTTTCCCTTCTAAAGTGTATGCTTCTGGAATCATCGCTTTTAGAATTTCCAGATGCTTCAGATTCTTCACTAGAATCAATATTCTACCAGTCTCGATACTATCGCATACTTTTTTGATTTTCCCATTTCTAATGTCGCTATGAACGACGTGTTTCTCATATATGTCGCTATAACTGGAATCTAGTAACGAATGGTCTCTGTACTCTGGAAGTTCGAGGAAGGTTACTGTAGGCGGTGTGAGAAACCCGTCATCAACTAACTGAGCGACATCAACCTCCGAGATAATATCCCCCAGATACGCTACTAAATTTAGCTTTGCCATACGGTCTTTCGGCATCGTAGCAGACATTCCAAAGCGGTATACGGCGTTCGGAAATGACTTCACAACCTTTGTAGAGAGTTTTCCTTTGGAGAATTCATGTACCTCATCAAAGATGATAAACTCAGACTGGTCGAGATGAGTGTCTAATACCTTGTGAATCGACTGTACTGTACAGAGAGTGATAGGCTTTAACTCTACCCCATCACCGAAAGCAACTCCTACATCAAACCCTAAATTAGTAAGAAAATCGTAAGTTTGCAGTAGCAGCGTTTTCTGCGTAAAAGAATATTAAACCTGTTTTATTTTCTAACGCTTTCAGTATCCCTGCCAAAAATGACAGTCTTGCCCGCGCCCGTAGGAGCTTTAATAAGCGCCATTCGCTTTTTTAGCGCAAGATTAATCAGCGATTCTTGATAGTCACGATACTGAATTTTCTCTATATCTATATCATGCCTATCTACTACTGCATCTCGGTGGTCCTCAAGTTCGTAAGAAATCTCTGCTAATTCAAGGTCTTTAAGGATGAATGGAAGTAGTCCTGTCCCGAAACTGCCTTTCTCTGTAATAAAGTATTTTGCACCATCCCAACCACGACGATAAGCTTTACTATATCTCGCGCCAGGAATCTTTGCACTATACTTCTTTCGTAGAATACTTAGAAGTTCTTTATTGTGGGTTTGTAATAAAGAATTTACATTTTTTACGATAATCTTCAAACCGTAACTATAATAGTCTAAAATATTAAATTTTTATCATGAGTAACGAATCTATTGTTGACCTTGTACAAAAACACCAAGCCCAGATGGGAGCTTCTGCACCTGCACCTACACCGACCGAAGGTTTAGAAAAGGTTGATAGTGCAGCCGTTCAGCACAAATCTGCTATGATGGCTGGGAATATGCCGGAAGATAGAATGTCTTCTGATGCGTTAGATAGGCTACTAGCTAACGTCAAGACAAAAATGGCCTGGATAACTGTTGAACTGCCATCTCAAGGTCTTCTTTATCAAAATGGGGAGCGGGTCGTAGAAATTCGCCCATTCACTTTTGATGATGAGCGAATTCTAAAGTCTGCGCGCTCAGTATCGAAACCAAACGAAACAGTCGAGAGACTTCTACGTAACTGTGTCCGTGGTGTAGAGGTTTCTGACCTTACTCCATATGACCGTTTATATCTTCTCTTCAGAATTCGTGGTATTTCTTACGGAGATGATTATCCCATTCAACACGATTGTAGTAACTGTGCAAGAACAAGCAAGCTAACTCTACAAATCTCTACCCTACAAACAACACCGCTTACTGAAGACCATATGCGGTTTATGCTTCCTGACTCGCAGCAAGAAGCAGTTATCAAGCTGCCTAGGGCTCAAGATGAGCACCTTTATAGCAGCGCCGAACGCCTCATGGAGAACCTGTACCAGTTTGTCTACAGCGTTGGTGGCATTACTGACAAGACCATTCTAGAGGCGTTTATCCAAAAAACAACTGTTCGTGATATTGATACGTTGCGTAGAAAAATCTTTACTCCTGATTATGGAATGGAGGACCATTTCTTCTACACCTGTAATGAGTGTGGTTATAAGAACCGAGTGAACATTGGTCTCAACGAAGATTTTACGTCG